ACATAGCTGTATTGTACGATCGCGGTTACATCAACGCAGCTTTAATTATTGCGCCCAAGGGCGTTTATCGTAATTGGGAGATAAATGAACTTCCGGCCCACTTGCCTGATCATATACTGGTAAACATGGTGGTGTGGAATCCCACCAATACCAAAACGCAACAAAGGATACTGGATACTCTATTTGAATATCCCAACGAAGACCTTAAAATCCTCATAATGAACGTTGAAGCACTAAGCACTAGGAAAGGCACAGCGTTTGCTGGGAAGTTTTTGAAAGCACACAAGACCCTTATGGCCGTTGACGAAAGCACCACCATCAAGAACCCAAAGGCCAAGCGAACCAAAAGCATTTTAAAACTGAGCCTTTTAGCCAAATACAGGCGAATATTAACAGGGTCGCCCGTTACCAAATCACCGCTTGACCTGTATGCACAGTGCGAGTTCCTCGACCCTGTGTATCTAGGGTATTCGTCATACTTCTCGTTCCGCTCACGGTACGCAATCATACAGCAGCGGTCAGTTGCTACGCACTCGTTTCAACAGGTGGTGGGGTACCAGAACCTTGAAGAACTAAACAAGACCCTGAATAAATTCAGCTATAGGGTGCTGAAGGAACATTGCCTAGACCTGCCGGAAAAAGTCTATATACGGCGCACGGTTCAATTAACCAAGGAACAAAAGGAGGTGTACGCCGATCTTAAAAAGTGGGCCATCGCAACCCTAGAAGGCGGCGATATAACAACTACAAACGTGATTACGCAGCTATTGCGTCTACAGCAAGTGACGTGCGGCTATGCCAAGTTTGACGACGGTACCTTCAAAGAACTACCCAGCAATCGCATAGATGAGCTGCTTGCCATCTTAGAGGAAACCAGCGGTAAAGCCATAATCTGGGCCAACTATATCTACGACATAAAGCAAATCAGCAAAGCCTTGGGAAAGACATACGGCAGCGACAGCTATGGAACATACTTTGGTGAAACGTCTGACGACGACAGGCAGCGCCTTGTTGCCAATTTCCAAGACCCAAACCACCCCTGCCGCTTCTTCATTGGTCAGGTCCGTACGGGAGGCTACGGGCTTACTCTTACACAGGCAACCACCGTAGTGTACTATTCCAACACATATGACCTTGAGGTCCGTATGCAGTCCGAGGATCGGGCACACCGCATAGGTCAGGTAAATAGGGTAACCTACATCGATATTCTGGCTGAGAAGACCGTCGACGAAAAGATAGTCAAAGCACTAAGAAAGAAAATAAACCTAGCCACCGCCGTCATGGGTGAGGCGTGGCGTGAATGGCTTGTTTAAGAATCACGCACTATGTCAGCTAATTCTAAGGCGCGGTTGCCTACCTGATCAGCCCAGTTGCTATCTATCATTTCTTCGGCTGCGCGGCTGTACTCTTTACGCTCCATGGCATCTAGCATATTGCGAAATTTACGCAGGGTGGGCATCCCCATGTTGAAATGCATATTGACGAGCACACCTTGAATTTGCTCTGATGATTCTTCAAACCAGGAAAAGGCTTCAGACAGCTCGTCTATAGACATTTTTATATCATTCTGTAACAAGTAGTCTATTTCATCATCGCTCAATCCACGGCCACTCTTTTCATCAATGTTGCGGCCTGCGCCTATGGTCCAATAACCTGCGGGGCATTTATAGGCGTACTGGCGTACTCCTTCGTGGCGCTTTAACGTTTGGGTTATTTCATCTAAATTCATTTATTTCCTACCCGAAGCAAAAGCTGAACCTGTTAATATAGCGCCGAACGCCAAGTGGAATAAACCGCCCCCCATTAACGTGAACGGATTATGCTGCCCTGTGAGCTTTTTCATCAATTCCATTTGAACCATTGGTTCTGGAGTGCTGTTGATAATTTCCATAAATAAACTTATATCGGGGCGGTTGATTCCGTACCATATAGGTACGAACATAAAATCATAAAAGCATATCAATAAATATATAATCAGCGCCGTCCAGCGCCATGTCATCGTAGCCTTTTCGTGCGCCGTTAATACTTCTTTGTGCGCTTTTGGTTCTTCTGTCATTTAAATACAAGGCGGCGTACATCTCATGTCATTTGTTAACATAATAATTACAGTCACAGTTATTGCTACCAGAACCAATATTATCGCTACTCGCTTTATATTCATCACAGCACTATTTGACGACGCGACCTTGCATTAACGATACCACCTTTGTTGAACCCGCGAACTAATTTACTTAACTCGTCTTCCCGTAGCACTTCAGGGCCGGTAGGAATATTACGGCCAGTAGGAAGGGAAGCAATCCCCCTATTTGTAGACAATGCGGTAGTTGGCTGAGCAGCTTGTGCAGCAGCTTGCGCGGGTGGTTGATCCTGGGGCCTTGTTTGAAGAGCACCGCTTACCTGATTCAACCAAGGAACCTCCTGCCTTAATGCTGCATCCCACTCTTTAAGAAAATGCAGCGGGGGTTTTGGAGCAGGGCTTTGCCCACGCCGAACTTCTGCACCAACCGTTTCTTGATATTCTGGCGAACGAGCATAGATACGTTTTTCATACGCTTCTTCTTTAGGACCAGAATGGAGGGAGTCTAAAGCAGCTTTGTGCAACTCACTTTCTTCATTAAGATAATCATAACCAAGGGCGGTTCCAACTAATTGTGCTGCGTCTTCTCCCTTTTTAAGACTACGAACCATCTTTACCCAGTTTGCAGTAGCCTGTGGATTAAGCAATGCAAATTTAAAATTATTAGCAAGCTCCCTAGTAATTAAGTTTCGTCCTGCGGTTGCTATAATTGCTCGTCGATTCAAGACACCTACAATGGGCCTAACTAATGTGCCAACAACAGATGCTGTGCTAGCTATGAAGCCAGTTGGTTTCGCGCCTGCGGGTCGTCGTATTTTGTCAAATGCTGTACTAAACCTGCTCAAAAGCATTTTAACATCTTTTGCTTGTTGTTCACCTACCAGAGCCTCATAAGATCCTCTAAGTGCTTCTATATTTTTCAATATTGCTCCAGGATTACTTATGCGTTCAAGCGTACCTACAGCCGTTAAATCAGCCTCGCCAAAAATCATACGTTCTGCGCCAGCATACCTTACAGCGTCCCATTGTTGACGAGCAGCCTGTAATGCGGCACGGTTATTTGTCGTATTTCGAAATATAATATCTCGTATATTTCTAATATAACTGGCCCCACCTGCTTTTTCAAGAGACATCATTGGCTCAACAAGACCATGCACACCAATTATTTCTGCGTCAGTTAAGTCAATACCTGCTTTTTCAGCCGCGTTTTGAAGGGCTGCGGTTTTTGTTGCTTGATCCTGTGCCGTCTTACTTAAAAGGCCGACACTTTCAAATTCTTGTCTTTCTGCATAAGTAAATAGTTTATTAAAAGCGCCTCTATTGTCCTCTAAAAATTTCCCAACTTTGACAGGAGGGGCTGTGACCACAACACCTGGAGCGACCTCACCTACACCGGCCACCTGCGCATCTGCCTCAACAGGTTTAGCAACAGAATTTCTAAATTTTACCCTAAATAAACCGCGTAGAATTTCTTTTGCAGCAGGGTTTCTAGACGATAAAACAGCATTGATTATTCTTCCTTGTAAGATATTGTTGCCTTCTGGAAAGAAGTCTTTTGCCGCCTGTTCTGCCGTATATCCTAAAGTGGATTTTTTTCCAAACTTGGTTACCGCAGCTAAAGTGCTTTCGCGCCAGATATTATCAAAATTAGCCCACGACACTTCAGCAGCCTTATAGTTTGAAGCTAGGCCCATTCTTGCGTCTCTATTAGCCGAAGATAAATTAGCCTTGTCTATAGCTGCAAATCTTTTATCCCGAATATTAATCAAACCATTTTTAAGATTAGTTAAGACTTCTCTTGCAGCGCCTTCACTATATCGTGGAAGTCTAAAAAGTTCATTTACGCCATTAATTGTATCAGTTAACTCTTGATACGTTATGGTTTTTGGAGTTAGAACAGTTCGTCCACCAACAACCGTTGGTGTTTCCGTAAGAGCAGCGCGTACCATGCTTTCTGCTTGACTAGCGGATTCTCCTGGACCCCCAACAGCTTTGTCAAGGTCTGATACTAAACTCTTCTTATTCTTTGCCTCAAGTTTTGTTGTACCACGGAATAAAGGAGTTAAATCAAACTGATTG